TCACAGCAAAGAGTGGCAAGGGAAAGTCATTGCCAAAAAGAATGAAGTCAAAACAAGATTGGAAGCCAAATGAAAATCAAAAGGTTCAGGGCTTCAAGTCTGGCTGACATCATGACAGAGCCAAAGACCAAAGGCGATACGCTTTCGGTTGGTGCAAAGACTGCGATCATTAAGATGGCCAAGGAGTTTGTTTACGGATATGACGAGCGCATATCAAACAAATACATGAGCAAAGGGACTAGAGTTGAGAATGATTCGATTGCCTTGCTTAACGCTGTCTTGAATACAGGCTATGTCAAGAATGAGGAACGCAAGAACAATGATTGGATAACTGGTGAGTGCGATATCGTTGGAGACAACAGAATCATCGATATCAAATCCAGTTGGAGTCTTGCTACATTCCCCGCCCTGCCATCACTAGGTGAGGAGATCAGATACGAATGGCAAGGTCGCGCTTACATGATGCTCTGGGATGTGCCTGAGTTCAGCATTGCTTACTGCTTAGTTGATACTCCCGATGATCTTATCGGATGGGAAGATCAAAGTCTGCATGATGTGTCTCACATTATTCCTGACTTGCGTGTGACGCTTGTTCACTACAAAAGAGATCAGGCATTAGAAGATAAGATCAAATTTAAAGTTGATGCCGCGAGAGAGTATTACGAAAAAGTAATTCGCGAGATCAGCGAACAACATGAATTTTTTAACTTAAAGAAAGAAGCAAATGTCTAAAACAATTTACGAAGTTTCCGTCACCAATGGAAAGTATGTCAATAAGAATGGTGAAAGTAAGAATCGTTATCAGCGCATCGGCTCTGTGATTGATACAAAGAATGGACCAATGCTAAAACTGGATAGCACTCCGCTTATCGATGGCGGTTGGAATGGTTGGGCTTATCTGAACCCACCAAAGCCAAAAGAGAATGATGGCTTCCCGCAAGATGAAGATGCAGATGTTCCGTTCTGATAATTAAATTAACGAGGGGAAAACTTAAAAGCCAGTACCCTTACCTTAAAGGAGAAGATCATGGATTACCGCAAAATGTTTGACAAGATATTTCCAGAGTTCCCAAGAGTCAGAAGTACAGACCCAGTAACTTCCTTTGAGGCGGCTGATTCAATCAAGGATATAGCCCCACAGCACCACGATATTATCTTGGCGTGTCTCGCACAGCATGGTGCGCTTGGAAAGGATGGGATAGCCGCGCATACAAAGCTCGATGGCAGTCAAGTATCTAGGCGGCTGAATGAGATGAAGGCGCGTGACCTTATTGAGCTTACTGGTCGGACAGTCAAGTCAAACTCAGGTCGCAATGAAAGAGAGTGGCGAGTTAAGATATCAATTAGCAAGTACATGAATAGCATGGTTAATATGAATCTTCCTGTCCTCTAAGCCAATCGTGCCGCCATTGATTCGCTTTGTCAGCATGAGCCAATCTTCTTTGTCGGCATATTGATTCAGATTGTGAGTCTGCCAGAACCATCCTGCGGTGAGACTCGCATACTTCGCTGTACGAACCAAATCAGGATTGCGAACAAAGTCTTCGCCTAACGCTTTTCCTGCATGAAAAAAATTTGCCGCGCCAGTTAATTGTAAAAATCCTGAGCCTCGGTACAAGAACCCATCCCCTGATGCCTCATCCCTGTTGCCCATACGAGAGCCGTAAATGCGATTAGCAATCTTAACTGGCTGACGCTCGTACTGTGCGGCTGACTCAGGCGTGAAACCCCAAGCGCGTTTTGCTGTCAATGGAAAGAGCTTCAGCAAAGTTGCCGCACGATAGTTCAGATTCTCCTCAAGCACTCTGAAGTTGTTGCACTCATGACCACATTGTCCGAGCCATGCGGCTTGCTGAACTGGAGTCAGAATTCCAAAGCGTTCAAATGTTTCGTTGAATGGGTCAGCCAACGATGGTTCAATCTTCAGTTGGCGTAATTGTTCAGGACTTACCATTTAAAAGATTCCTAACTTCATTGTAAGCATCGATGCAAGAGTTCAGTTGCAAAGTATTCCTGTCACCCTGCGCGACTATTTCTGCGATGGCGATAAGGGTTTCTTGCTCGGCATTAGAAGCTGTGTCAGTCTGTCCGTCAGGTTGGCTTCTTGTTTCTTTGCTATCTGCGGTGGCAATGGCGGGACTTGAGGCGGCTTGCTGACAACTTGCGGTTGGGAGGCGCACCCTGCCAGAACGAATAGCGCGATCAAGAGCAGATTGCTTTTGAGTAAGGACATTGTTTGCCTCCAATAATTTAGTTGCGTTAGTGTTTATCTGTTCACTGAGCTTCTGCTCAGTCGCCCTTGCTTCCTCATTCTTTTTTGCAATGGCAATCTTCATGTCATTGTCTCGCTCAAGCCATCCGTAATGATGGCCAACTTGATAAGTTCCGAACAAGGAAACAATCACTCCGACGATAAGCCAAGGCAAAGGAATTGGAAACATTAGTCAGCCTCAGTTCTTGCTAGAGCGATAACTTCCCGATCTGCATCTGATTCCAAATGTTCAGGCGGGGTATCTGGTGGCGGTGGCGGTGTCCAGTTTTCATCCAGTTGCGGATTGACGAATACTGGCATAGCACCGAATGGCTGACTTGGTAAGCCCCCATAAGCCGAAGGCGGGTTATAGGCTTGGCTGAAGCCAGAATTGTAAGGTTGGTTAAAACCCCCTCCTTGCCCTTGATACGGCTGACACATAGGTTGGGATGGTTGCGTAGGATTGAACGCCCTAGAAGCCGCCCCTGCCGCCCTCTTTGTCATTACCCCACCGATGCCGCCAACGATCAACAGAACAATGTCGTTGAGCATCTTGGTATAGGCTTGGTCAATTGGAGCCATGCTCTTGATTGGCTGTGTCACGAAGGTCACAGAATACAAAAGGGCAATGACAATGACGCACAAGATGCAAGTGACCACCATGACCACAAAGCCCCAGACCCGAACTTCAAATTCTTCAGTTGTTAGCTTTGGCTTCTGGCTGTTGGACATCTGTTACTTTCTTTTCCAAGATTGGGGCGACTAAGTATTCAGGACATTGCTGAGTAAACAAGCACTTCGGCTTCTGACATTCAGGCAAGATAAAGTTATCAGGGTTCTGACATGGATATCGATAAACATCTTTGCATCCAGTAAGTAAAAGCAGAAGCAGAATATATCTCATGCCATTACATCCACTTGATTGACCTTGACCCAATGTGATTTGATATCTTGAACCTTCTGCTGTTGGTCAGCTTGTCGGTTCAGCTTCGCTAAATGTTCCATGTTCTGCTGATGGGTAAGTCTCTGAACTTCCCATTGCATCTTAGCATTTTGCTGATAAGCAGATATTTTCATTTGCCTAATCCTATGCGACCCAAAAATAAATTAACGATCTTATCGCTAAGATCATCAGGAAGGAATTTCAAAAAGCCGAGCGCATATAAAGCCACGCACCCATAGCAAAAAATCTTCAAGCATAAGTCAAAGGTCTTTTGATATTCATTCACCGACCACACCTTCTTGTTTGTTGACAGAACTCCATCAACTCATAGATGCCGATTACCACTAAGAACAGAACAAACGCAGAGACTCCAAGAATCACAGCCAACTCATTTAATTCTGCTTCTTTTTCTTTGGCTTTCTTTTCTGCTCTCTCTAATGCGCGAAGCTCTCTAGCATCATCAATGTCCATCTGATCTTGCCGAGCTTTAATTTTATTCCACACATCAATCTTGCCTGTGGTCATAAAGAGCATTTTTAATTCTTCCTCAAATGCTCGAGCTTGTTCCAAAGCCATCTCAATCTGAAGAGCAGTTCCCATATTGGAACCTTTGGACTTCTTCGTTTCAATCAGGGCTTTAGTGGCGGTTGACTTAGCGTCAAATAACTTTCCAATCATTGGGGCTAAAGACCCAAGATCGTTCGCCACCGCACTAGCCTTCTTGACCATCGAGATAGCCGACTGTATTCCCGCAAGGGCTGTCATCGGATCAATCATTTCCGTTCTACCTTCTTCCACTCAAGGCAAATTACTCTGCGGTTATAAACATCACCAATCCATGTCCATCGGACACAGCGATATTCTATTGACGCGAGTATTACAAACGTAAGTAAACTCACGTCCAGTACCAAATAAAAATTGAGACGCACCACAGAATAGTGGCGACTAATGTGACTGCCGCAAGGAAAGCGACAGCCCAATCTTCCATTACTCTTGTTCGTCAGCTTTCGCTGATTCTCTCGCGAGCTTCAAGTGCTGATGCTTGAAGTAGACGTTTACCAATAGACCAACCAAAGCAATCACAACGCCAGAGATAGCCGCGAACTCATTGGCTGTTAAGCCAAATATTACGGCTACTCCTGAACCGCCATAAGTGGCGGCTGTTGCGGCTTTGGTGACTATGGCTTCATTAACTGTTGAAGTCATAGTCTAAACTTTACGAGGTATATTTTTTGAATGTATATGAGCTATCTTCGTTTTCAATAACTTCATAATGCAGATCAACTTCAACATCATCTTCAATATCAATGTATGTCAATGCAGGGTCTTTGTATTTATCAGCAAACTCACCTTCATAACGAACAATTGATCTTACTAATATTGGTCCGTCGCTATCTATTGGTAATTTGTGAGCAATAATTCTTTTCATACTTCCTCCGTAGCTTTTTCAATTACATCAGAAACACTTTGCATTGCTTGCTCATGTTGATGTGCTTGTGGGATTGCTTGATCTTGAATCATCTTCATTACAGAGGCAACTTGATGAAAAGGCAAGTGAGCCAGAGTATGCAAGATTTCATTCACTTGATCAACAGTAAATGTTAAATCAATTGTTAAATGTCCGATTGGGTTTTTTTGATCTGTCATTTTTAATCCTTTAGTCAATTTGAACGATGGAAGCAGTAGCGGCTCCAACATAGATATTAGAACTTGGTGTTATAGGTTTTGAAATAGAACTTGATGTAGTTGGAGTAATCACATTTGCATTCGCAAGTGCAAGGTTTGTTCCTGTACCTGAGTAAGCAATAGCTGAATTTCCTGCAGTCCAAAAACTAGAATCATTATCAGCTGTTGAGTTAAATGCTTTGCTTGTCCAAGTAATTAAATCACTAGATGAATATAAAGTTGCTCCATCTATCAACCAATACTGAGATCCAACATAAGTCAACTTATCTGTTGCCCAATTAGATGATGTGTAATTTGCAGATGTTTTAAAAGCAAATGCATTTACTTCACTCCCACTAGTTGTGTAGATACCGCCTGATGTGTGAAAAATATTGAGTGAATTTAATTGATAAATATTTGCAACAGAGGAAATCATTGTTGTCCATGTGATTCCATCTGTGCTGAAAACTGTTAAACCTGAACTATTTATAGCCCAGAATTTTCCATTACCATATCTAAGTGGACCTGCACTTCTATTGTCCAATTGCGTTGAGAAGCTTGAAGCTCCAACATTTCCGAATGTCCAACTCGTTCCTTGATTGTTTGTTCTTGCAAAGTATCCGTTTGAAAATAAGATAACTAATATGCTTGTTGATAAATCACCGCTTCTTGCAAAGCCAACGCAATTACCTGAACCTCCTCCTGCCGCGCTGTAATCCCATCCCGCAGGACTAGCCGTATAGGATGGGTGACCCATGTAGGGATACCAACCTCCGTTATATGTGTCTTGTCTCCATACATTGTTAGTCGTTGATCCTGCTAAATAGACAGCACTATTAGGCATGACTCCTACCGAGCAACATGATCCAATTGTATATCCGTAGCTCGGGTTGTATAAGCCATAGGTCGTTGTTCCAAAAGTGTTTGGACCAGAACCATAAGCCCATCCCGCTTGATAACTACTTGTTGCGTAATGCCCCATAAATACCCAACTGCCATCAAATGGATTTCCTGCAATCACACCCGCTTGAGAAATTGTAATAGTTCCATCACTAAATGCGGCAACAGTTTGTGAAAAGTTCTGATTGCTCAGTACACCACTTGTGCTGACATTAGTTCCCTGTAAATAATTACTGCCGCCTGCTACCTGATAGACAATAGCTTTGTTTGTATAGCTAGCATTTGATGTGTTCTCATAAGCAGGGACAATACAATAATTTCCTACATTGGTATAACCAGTTAAGTGAGAGAATTGAGTTGCAGACCATGTTGATCCATCAGGTGAATACATATATTCACCATTACCAGTATTGTAAATTCTTTGGATATAGTAGCCACCATTCGCCACATAGTATGATCTACCAGAATAGGAACCCATACTATTGCCACTAGTCGTAACAGCAGACCATGTGATTCCGTCTGTTGATGTTCTCAAAAAAGTGTTCTGGTTTGTGCTTGGAACTAAATTGTTTGTTGTTAATAGTTTATTTGGTGATGCCGCAACAGAACCCGTTGAATTTGTACCAGATAAGATCGCAATATATGGCTGAGTAAATGTTGTGAAGTCAGCTGTGTAATATGATATCCCCGCATTGCCGTAGAAATAATTAGTGCCAATGTAGCTGATAGCATAGATAGTTGTTCCAGATTGGAATACTGTTGCCGCAGTCCAACTCAATGGAGTTGAAGTAGCATAGTAGCTACGACCACTGCCACCACCAGTTACAAATTTTCCACCACCATAAGTAATCGCATAGCAAGGAAAAGTAGTAGGCAATGCAACTTCAGTCCATGTCACTAAGTCTGTGCTGTGATGAATTGTCCCTCCAGTAGCGTTACAAACAACATAGTAACCATTACCAAATGTGATGTTTGTTAGCTGTACAGTTGGGGTGAATGTTCTGCGCGTGTAAGTGATCCCATCTGTGCTAGTTAATATAAGTCCAAGGGCATTAGAGGAATCTTGACCAACAGCAATATAGTTTCCATTCAAATATTTAAACTGTGCAATCTTATAGCTTGATGATGATGCAGTTACATTTGCTTTGTAGTAACTTGTTCCTGATGTTGAAATAGAAATTGATTCACCCGCGCTCAGCGTGATTGGTGATTTCAATAAATTGATTGTTTGCTCGCCAACATTAGATGGGTAATATGTGCTAGAACCATAGCTAGCATAACCACTTAATTGATTGCGAACTAATGGATAAGTAGTTCCATTTGAAACTTTATTCAAAGTAACTGTGTCATAAGAGGCAACCTGTGATGCCGCAAGTACACCCTTAACGACAGCAGTCTTACCGCTTGGCACAGTATAGATTGTTGTTGGTGTAGTTGAGTTATATAGAACTGATGTTGAGATTGGAGTTTGTGCCATGATTGATCCTTAACCCATGAAATAATAAAGAAGTGCGTTGTCTTGTGGAATCTCTGGAACTGGAGGTGTAATCCAAGAAGGAGCTACACCCGCGCCATTGCTTTGCAAATATTGTCCAGATGTTCCAACACTCGCTTGCTTCACTAACTTACCAGTTGTCCCATCAAACAGAACAATTGAATTTGTTTGAGAACTTGCCGCACCAGTTACAAAGTCTCCCGCAGGAACATAAGCTAATTGCCATGCTGTTCCGTCATAGACCTTCATTCTATTGACTGTGGTGCTAAAGTAAAGCGCACCAGTAAGAATGGGGTTGCCATCATTATCAAGTGTCGGGTCTGAAGCCTTCGCGCCTAGCATCCTGTCATCAAACAAATCCCAAGATGCAGATGCAGATGTTGCGCTTGCTGTTGAGATACCCGCCTGAGTGGTAGCAATACCCGCTTGGGTCGTTGCAATCCCCGCTTGGGTTGTCGCTATACCCGCCTGAGTTGTTGCGGTTGTCGCGGCTGTGCTTGCCGTTGTCTGTCTTGTGTTTACATCCACTTGCAAAGCATTAGCTTCAGATTGGAATGTTGGCAATGCACCCAAGAAAGCATCGGCTCGAGTCGCAAAGTTTGTCGGGTCTTCCCGACTCGGTGGCGTTGGTAATGGACTGATAGCCATATTTGTTTCCTTTAAATCAAACCTTCAACTTCAAGTCTGCACCAGCTCTTAGTTGGATAAGCAATGTCAATTGTGAAATCTCGATAAAAACCATATACAACTAATGGCGCGTAAGCAACTTCTTCAGAGCCAATATAAACACTAGGAATAGCGCGAACATCTGCCAAGATTCTTTGAACGCCATTGATGCTGTCATTGTTCACCAAGAACTGACCACTCATTCGCTTACTGAAAGCTCGTTGAACGAATGTTGTTTTGCCAGTTTCATTGTCTGTATCTTTGCGACTGTAATCAATGATGCCGACAGTTGCACCGATCTCTGTACCCAATGCACCTAATGTATAAACAGTCCCAAACAATAATTCGCCAATAGCGACAGCACTTCCTGAATTCAATGTCATTGTAATTCTAGCATTCAGATAAGGCGGTAAGTCAGTCAATACAACTTCACCAAGCTGAACGAATGGCTCAAAGAAATACATATACCAGTCTAAGATGATCGTGCCATCAAGAGGAATTGTCCTTGTGTAAACTGGAGGACTTGCCCCTGCATTAGTAACTGTAATTGTTACGCTCTGTCCCACCAAGCCAATCATTGCGACACTATTCACAATTCCAGTTGCGACTGTTACTGTAAGAGGTGCGACAGATTTAGTTGTTGTCGTGCTTACTTGCCCATCAAACATCGCGTGTTTGTTATCAGGACCGATGTTCTCCCAAAAAGTTGGACTCGTATCAGGATCATGGCCAGTATTAGAATTGACCAAACTGTTGAAGTAATGTATTCCGTGATCTACTTTTGCGTTCTTCGCGTAAGTAGTTCCTGCACTCCAAGCCGCATAAGCCTCCGTCACATTGCTTGACAGAATCATTTCAGGAGTAACTGTAACTGGCTTTATGACTTTCATACTGTTACTGTGTCCAAAGGTTGATCAGCATCTGTCTTAACAGTAAGACCACGAACATCCCAGTTATCTTGCAGTTTAAATATCTTGCTAGTGTTGACGGCTGTTGATCTAGCCTCGTATCTTAGCTGACTGACTTCTTCTCGTAAAGCCCTTATCTCACCCGCAACCTCACCGCCAATCATTGATGCTGTTTGCGATGCGTTGAATACAGTTCCTGAATTTCCAAAGTTAATTAGTTCAGGACCTTGCTCTCCGACCAAAGCCATACCACCACCATAAGAACCTCCTGATGCAAACCTATCAACAAAGGAATTGTCATCAGCAATCATTGATGCTGTCGTAACTTGGCTTACAAACGCAACAGATGCAGATGCAATTTCATTTGCGCGGCTGATTGCCGTTGCCGCATTATTCCATGCGGCTGTTGCAGATGCGTTAGCCGAAGCGATCTCTGCTTTAGCATCATTGAATGCGCTTCCAACTGCTGTTGCAACTTGTGCCAAACCATTCGTTGTCGCACCTTCTAAAGATTCAACTGCGCTTGCTACTGAAACAATTCCAACATCAATATTATTTAAAGAGTTAATTTGAATATCGGCATTTGCTGTTGCTGTTGCCGTATCTGCTTCTGTCAAAATTTTAATTTGATCAAGCAAGGTATTTGTCGGAGCCATCTTTGCAAGCTCTTGCAATGTCAAATTCTGAGTGTCCAACAATCCCTGCACATCAGCAAAATTCTGCTGAAGGTTAATCAATGCCGCAAACTGTTCTTGACCTAGAGTCGTACTTACATCAATGCTTTCAAGCAAAGTTCTAAAGTCTTGTCTCTGTTGCAATGCCGCGATCTGCTGTTCTGTAAACCCTGCTTTCTGCAAAGCCTGAACAAGGGATGTAGCAATGACACCCGCTTGCTCTTGCTCTGTGTAGTAGTTCGCCATGAAGCCTTGTGCCTTGGCAATCAGTTGATCAATACCGCCAACAAGATTGGATACCGCAAGGACAGCATCTTCACCACTCAAAGCCAAAGCCTCAAATGGACCACCCATCAATGTCAGAGTTTCAGATGCGCCAACCAATGCCGCTTTCAATTCAGCGATGGCATTGACAACCGCTAAGACTTCTTCAAGTGTCGCGCCTTCTTTTATGGTTGCCGCAAGATTAGCCGCCCACTCAGGCAACTGCATACTCTGAACCATCGTGCGAACATCTGTCGCGATCTTCAAAGTGAATTCTTCAAATCCTGCGGCTGAATCCGAGAACTCAAATCCAGGCCACTTGTCGGCTCCTTGCGCCCAATCAACAAGGCTCTTACCGCTTGCAAGAATCTTCAACGCGCCCCATGCACCATCTGCGCTTGAGTCATCTGCGAAGCCAAGACCGACAACAACTTCCTCGGCTCGACCGAATGCTCGCTCTAATCCGTTCAAAGTATTTGCAATGCTTCCCGCCATGTTGACGATTTGCGTTTGCATTTCTTTGTTCACATCGACAACAAAGTTAAGCTCAGAGCCAGTTGTTCTTGTCGCACCCGATGCGCTCGCTGTTGCCGCGCCACCTGTATGCATAGTGCCTGAGTCATCCATTGATTTAATCAAAGATACTAAAGCCGCCGCCGCCGCCACATAAGGCATTACAGCACCCGCGCCAAGACTCATACCGCCCATGATGCTTCCATTGCCCATCATTGCAGATGACGCGCCCATCATGTCCATGAATCCTGCGCCACTCATAGTTGCGCTTGCGCCAGTTCCGAACAAAGAACCCATCTGACTCGCGCCACCAAGAATACTTCCAAACATTCCACCGCCACCAGTTGCGGCTCCTGCGGCTGTCGGCATCATTGATGCAAAAGCATTTCCGATTGGCGACATGATTGGTCGAATGATGAACTCAGCGACTGTTGACTTGAACTTGTTTTTAATAAAGCTCAAGATGTTATCAACGAATCCCTTGCCTGATTCAAAGCCACGCATCAGCGCATCAGTCAATCCTTCTGTAATAGATGATGCGGCTTTGTCCCATGCGTCTTGTGCTTCTTTAGCGGCTTTAAGACCAATTGCCTTTTCCTTAGAAAGAGCCAATTCAGTCAATGCTTTAGCTTGATCTTTGTATCCATCAACAACGCCTTCGCTCAACCATGCTTCCTCTGCAAGTTCAGCATTGCGCTTTGCTGTTGTTGCTTGCTCATGTAACTTTTCAACTTCTAATTTTGCAATGGCTTCAGCACCCAAGAAGATTGCGTCATTAGATTCTTTTTGTTTTATAACTTCGTCAGTAAGTGCTTTGTTCTTTTTGACGATTGATTCATAGACTGCATAATTAGATTTAGCAGACTCATCAAGAATTTCTTTCTCTAGCTTGGCAAGAGCAATTGCATCTTCAGTAATCTTTAAGAGCTTCAGCTTTTCAAATAAATTATCTTTCTGCGCTTTAGTCAGCTTGAGAGTTCCCGCCTCAATCTCATTTGTGTATTTGATCTCTAGCTTTTGTGACTCAGTTAATTTTTCGCTTGCATCTACTTCAGCTTTATTTGTTGCAATCTTTTCTTCAACGCTAGTCAATAACTTTTTATAAGCATCTTCTAGCTTCTTCAATTCATCAGCTTGTTTCTTTGAAGCATCACTCACATAAGGAGCTTCTTTCTTCACCGCCTTAGATATCGCTGTCATTGTGGAAACTGCTGTGCTTCCGTTTGCGTTCCATGCTTTGTCAACTTCTTCTAATGCACCAGTCCAATTTGTTTTCATGCGATTGGCGTAATCTGTGCCTAGCTTCATCGCACCTTGAAAGTCACCTGTCATCACCGCATAGATTTGTCGACCCGCTGTGTATAGCGTATCAACCATTGTCTCGACAGCTTCGTAAACTAAGACAACAACTATGTAAAGACCTTTGAGTCCAATAGCCAAGCCTTTAGCAATTCGCTCTAGGCGATCACCCTCTGTCATTGATGAGAAGAATTGATCTGCAAGACCTTCAAGAGTCGGCAACAACTCAGCCATCACTTGCATGGAAATACCTTTGAAGCCTTGACCCATCAAATCCAATGTGTCATTAAACTTCTCGGCTCTTGCGGCTGTCTCATCTGTGATTGTTAGACCTAGCTTGCGAGCCATCTCATCAAACTGATCTAAGCTATCTGCACCCGCATTAAGCAATGGAATTAAATCTGCACCTGCTTTGCCGAACAACTGAACAGCAAGCGCAGTCTTAGATGCACCATCCTCGTATGACTTAAATTTATCAGCAACCTCACCAAGAACTTGGCGAGTAGATTTAAGACTTCCATCAGCGTTTCTTGTGCTGATGTTCATTGCAACAAAAGCATCATTGCCATTCGCAATCGCGACAGACAATTTACTCATGCTTGTTTGCAATGCCCCGCTATCAATACCCGCCTGTCTAAAGGCAAGCTGAAGCCCTGCTACATCTTTGACAGCGACACCAATCTTCTGCGCCATCTTGTTTGTTTCGTCAGCCGCATCAATCGCGCTCTTAATCCATCCAGTAAAAGCCGCAACTGATAAGCCAACTCCAATTGCACCCAATGCATTAGCCGCCATACTTGCCGACTTCTGTATTGACGACATAGCAGAGGAAACAGAGTTCTTGGCTTTATCCAAATCTTGTTGGAGGCGAACAATGTTAGCCGCCATCTCGATTGTTAGTTGCCCGACTGTTGTTGCCATGACTTACCTTTTTGCCTGAATGAATGCTTTGAAAGCATTGCCGACTTTTTTGCTCACGATATTTCTATCGAACTCATTTATTGGATCACCGAATGGCGGCTCGCACTCTGGCTTTTCGCTCTCTTTAGCTTGCATCAAATATGCCTGTGACATTTGTTTGATCGCTCTATATTCCCAAGCTGTAAGCTCAACGCCTGTGCATTGTTGCCACGATATTATTTCTTTTGCGGTCAATGGTATTGAACCCATCCCGCCCATTTCTACCATGCCTAAATCTTGCCAATAGGTTATCACATATTCAGCATCACCAACATCAGGCATCAATGGCTTCCCGCCATTTTTCTGAATCTTCTCAGCGCGTGTTAACTCAGCTTGCTTATCACCTGATGCAACCGATTTCTCTTGCTTGACAACTGGGATTGATCTGAACCAAGCCAGTTGTCTCGCATAAAGACTTAGGTCTTCGATGATGCCTGAGTAAAATTTGCCCAATCACCAACGGCTTTATTTACTTGTTCAGTAATGAAGCCGATGGCTGAATCAAGATATGCGGCTTTAAACATTTCAACGCCTGTGAAATCTTTATAGCCAAAGCCATTGAAGCTGACTGTGCAAGCAGATAAGAACTCAGCATCAAGCTCGCGCTGTTCGCCTTCCTTCATCTTCTTTCCACCCTTCTTCACATACTCAAGAATCGCTCGGTTGCGAATACTTTGAGCCTTCTGAAAAGCCTTGGAGCCTGGTCCATAGACTGTGATTGAAAGTTGGTTTCCATTTACATCAAGCAACGCATCGCCTTCAACTGTTTCCAATTCAACGATGGCTGTGTCTTTAACTGCTAGTTCTGAGATATCAAACATTTTAGTAATCCTTTCGCGGGGAGAGTTATTGCCCTTGCTCGAATCAGCCGCACCCCGCGAAGGATGCGAACTGACCCGAGTAGGTGCGCGTGTTGCCATTTACGGCAATTCTTTAAGCGGCAAGAGATTCAACAATGCCAACTCCTGCGGCATTGGTTGTGATTTCCAATGTTGCAGTTGCAGTAGTGATTGAATCAACAGAGCCAACGCCTACTTTCCAAGACATGATTTGTGCGCGGAAAAAGTATTTGTCACCATTCTGTGTAGTCACCATAAACGAATAGTCGTTATCAGAAAGACTTGCGGCTTTCATAATAATCTGACCTGCGTCATCGGTGTCCAAACCCAAAGACAAAGTGATTGTGCCTTCGTTGAATGAGCCTTTGAACTTCTGTGTGCCACGCGAGCCAACTGGCATATGCGTGACCAAAGCATACTCACGACCAAACTCGCCCAAGTCGGTGACTTCACCAACGAGTGCGGGGACGGGAGATGTTGTAAACAGGGTTGTGTACCCTGCGCTGTTGAAGGTAGCGGGTGCTGACGCAGTAACACGGAGTGTTGTCCCTGCGGATGTGCGGACTGTCATGGTCTTTTCCTCTCGGTTTTAAAAAAAGCCCACAGGGATGTGAGCAGAATTTTCAAGCAAATGCCTGAAACTGTTATGTGTCTTACTCATAGTAGGACACCATGTAATCTGCGGATTGAGTCCAAGTACCAGTGTCTAAATCTTTTTCGGGTGAACCGAATAAATCTAGGCGACTACTGATAACTGTCTTACCCGCATAAACTTGTTGTAATTTAAAATCCATAGCCAAGCGGACTTGTTCATGGATTGCTTTTACCTCTGCCATTGTTTTGGCAAGAGGATTGATCTGCACTCTAGCTCGCGCCATCTGGCGTTCTGTTGCGTAATTTATGTGTGGCAATGGTATTGCATCAATGACTGTATAAACAAGCGCAGGAAAGGCTGTATTCTGCGGCAACTGAGACATTGCTTTGCGAGTGCTGACCAATGCTGTAATCCCTGCTGTGTTCAGCATTGCGGCAATTATGAGTTCTGGATTCATAATGATTTCACAATCTCTCGTCCGATTCGCATACGAATGTAATCAGCGACTTGATCAATTACCTCAGTAGTCCCACCATCAAATGCTTTACGCATAAATCCAGTTGGTCTTACACCTTCATGAACGGCTGTTTCAGAAAATACTTCTCCAAATTTTATCGCCTTTTTATTCTTTGGTGCAATCTTATATGGACCGCCTACTGTCTTTCCGCTTCCTTCATAAAAAGAAGCTGTGCCAAATTCAACAAACTTCGCATAAAAAGCATCACCGCCACCCGCAACAACTTGCGAAACAGCTTTTCCTTTTTTCACATTAGTTTTTACTTTAATGCTTTTCTTTAATTTTCCAGTCTTACCGACAGGTGCGGCATTTCTCGCACGATCACGATAGACATTAGCACCTTGACGCAATGCACCTCGCATGATGTTGGCTTCTATCTTTGCGGGTAACTCATCTAACATTTTCTGCAAGTCAGCAAGCCCGCTTATTGAAATGCTCTGATCACTGGCCATCTAAACTTCCCTCTGTGCAATCAAAGATAATAGTCTTATCGGACTCGTCAACATTCCATGATGCTGTGATATTAAAGATTCGTGTACCAAAAAGAATACGCCATGCGTCAGCATCAATGGATGGCAAGAACAATGCAGAATATCTTACTGTGACTCGATGTGTAATCTGAGACTCAACGACCATAGCGTTAGTTCTCATTTTTTCAGTACCACTCAACGGCTTAACTTCTGCCCATACTGTTCCGATGTTTGTCCAAGAATTTATTTCTTGACCATAAGCATCTAGCGTAGTGCTTCTACGCTGAACAGTAATTCGCTGTTGAAGTTTAGATATTCTCATTACGCACCCATGTTAATGCGATAGGGAGTCATCAAGTGAATCATGCCATAAGGAATTTGTGTAACGATATTTCCAACATTGATTGCTTCACGATTCTCATAAAGCTCACCAATGTATAACAACATCGCTTGCTTCAATGCAGTAGGCATCGGATATTCATTAGGGCTTAACCCATCTGTAAACCCTGCGGCAAATCTAACAATGACAGCGTTCGGAACTATCTTTGTATGAGGCCAAGTAGTTACAGGAAAAATCTTTGCAGGATTGCTATAAGAGTCAAAGATGTATTGATTGGCATTTAGTGTTTGAGTCGCGCCATTCGTATCTGTATAGGTGATGCTTGTAACTGAGTTAACTGGACTTGTTCCCAGTGGAATTTCATTTACAGGAAACTCATCAAAAGCCAATGCAAAAGTTGTTTGTGCAACAGTCAATTCAGTAAATGACTCAACTGCTTCTCGCGCTGTCTTGATCAATGCAGTTACCAAAGCATCATCAGGATGCGAGGCAGGAGAGCCAACAGCATCAAGACGCAAATGTAATCGAGCAGTTGCCAATGTGATTGGCTCTGTCGTTACTATGCTTGTGCGTTTAATTTTCCGAACTAATTGCGTCATTTAATTTTTCCTCTGGCTTATAAACCAAAGCATCATCACCAATCCACGATTTCAAAATTTTACCGCCAACATCCTTTGTTCCACGGAATTCTTTTGCGTGACCAACTCCAATGCCACCGCGACCTTCCATGCCCTTGATACCAAGAACACGATCACCACTAAACAAATGATTGTCACCATGCGCTTGCCATAGCAATACATCAATAAATTTAATCTGCGCTCTGCATACTGATCTGAATGTATCTAATGCCTGACCTCGAATAGCAGATGAGCAAAGACTGCTGTGCAAAGTATTGAACATTGGTCGATAAGATTTCTGAGGCAAGTTGTAATAGCGAGCATTAGCCTCACCAATTAACTCAGCTTTCTCAAACTTCTTATCAATTGTCTCGAGCCAATCAGCCGCATACCAATCGTCATCCTCAATGAATACAACTCTTTCATCTGCACCAACAACATCCATACCCGCCCGAAGATTACGCGCTTGCGTATTCATACCTTCTTGCCAGAATGGATTAGGTCTGATTACTTCTAATGTCCATTTCTTTTTGCTGAATGTGATTGGCTGTGCAACCTCACCATCATCAACAATAATCCAACGAACATCTCCTCTGTAAGTCTGCCGAGCCATCCACAGTTCGCAGATAGCCCACGCCTTCGGTCTTGCACCAGTAGCTGTCAATAAGGTCAACATACTTTAATTGCTTCCTCAAGCGTCATACGCTCAAAGCAAGTCAGGGCTGTCTGTCTGCTTGCGTTAATTACTCGAACACCTTCAGCTTGCAGATCAACTGCAAGTTGCGGAAACTTAGCTTGCCACATCTGGAATGGTTGATGATTTGTTAATCCTTCACCATGCTGACCAAACCAATGCGCTTCGCCTTTTGGTGAAAGCGAACAATCCAATCCTAGCAGAACAATTGTCTTTGCCCCCCATAGGTAAGCAAGATTGATCGCTTGATAACCACTATTACCGCCCTGATGGATTACGCCATTAGTGCCGAGTCCCTCTTTGTACTCAGACCCAATGCGGTTGATTTTGTACCTCTTGGCCGCCCCCTCGTCTTGAGTCCAACATTCTCCTTCGTATTCTGATTTGACTCGCTCAAAGTGGACTCGCCACCATTGTTCATCGCAAGCATATAAGCAGTCTGCGAATGGTGCTCTGCGATAGCTGTCATTGACTGCGATGGTCGCCCATCCTTGGTCTCCAACGATGTTGCAATCTTCCTCGGTGAGACTCGGTCCGCTTGCAATAATACAGGCGACACGCCCCGCCCATCGACCTGCGGTGCGGTCATATGAACTGATCTGGCGGTCGCCACTTGAGGGTTTACTATTTCAATCACACCAATTGATTGAAGATCGTCAGCAACTACTGACGGAACTTTTAGTCTCATCTTATTACTCACGCTACCAATGCGTGAATCTTCAAAATGAGTCAGGGCAATTATTTCAACTAATTCCATCGCGGGGTTATTTCAGTTAGTTTAACAATTACAAAACCCCCACACCGCGAGGCATGGGGGTCTGCTCAATTACAGATTGCCGTAAATGAAAGCGGATGGGCGATAGACTGTCAAAGCCAAACGCTCTTCTGCCAACAATGTCGCCATGTTCTTCTTGAAGTTGTCGCCATCTTCATAGGAGATTTGAACAGCGGCATCCATGCGATCCCAGATTTGTGCGCCCATAGTGAAGCCACCAACCAAGAACTTACCCGCAGTCATGCTGTTTGTAGCGATAACGCGCTTGCCCCAAATCAATGGTTGCAATGCGTTGATAGGACCATTCTCACCGCCAAAGATGTATTCACCATAAGTGGTCTTAGCGATTTCGATTGTTTCCCAATCAGCAGGATTGATAACAATTGTGTCAGGCATATAGTCAGACAATTGAGCCTGAGTAATCGCACGACGCAATGTATCCAACTTAGTGTCACCAGTAACACGACGGCTGTATGCTGTGTGATTGCCTGATGCTGTGATACCCGCGATTGTTCCGCTTGTACCAAGACCATTCAACAACTGATCTTCTTCTTCCAATTTCAAGCCATAAGTCAAACGACCATTGACATAAGATTGCAATTGAGGAGCATCATCCAACACCTGACGAGATACAGGAATGAAGTGAGCCAATGTCACCACAGGGGCGTTAGCCAATGTGAATGTAATTGCTGACTCAGGCTTCGTCACATTCTCACGCGCAGGGCTTGAGTATTGTGCGTTTGCATTGTTAGTAAACACATTCTCTTTGGTGTACTGAACCAAGTTAGAAGATGTGCGACCAACAGGCAATACATCACGAATAGTCAAAACGCGATTCGGATTGTTGATAATTCCTGGGACTCGGAAGTCAGCGACCAAAGGTTGGTTCTGACCAGTAGCATTAACGATTGCTGTCTTGGTTTCAATACGAGCAAACTTGCTACGACCTTGAGTCATTGCTTGGAAAGCATCGGACTTAACCAGTTGCTCACCCAATGAATCTTCAGCCTTCTGACCTTCTTTAGCAGAGTCAGACATTTTGCGCTCAAGTTCCAAACACTTCTCGGTCAACTCAGCCGCTTTAGAGCTAAGTTTTTCCATTGCGGATTTGGTTTCGTTTTCAACATTTTTAGAAGCCGCGATTTCGCCATTAGCTTTTTCCATCCATGACTTTAGTTCACGAGTGGTATTCAGCAATGTGCCTTGGGTTTCCGCTAGGGATTTAATTTCTGCGATATCAGACATGGTATTTCCTTTTAAAGAGTCCGAGATGATTTAAGATTCTCAGCGATTATTCGCTGAAGTTCACTTGGCAATTGCAATTCCTCGGACTCACTCCGAGCAAACAAACGCTTCGCACGACTTGCCGTAGCCGTAGCGAGCGACTTCGAGAAACCTCCTGCCTCACGCAAGAAGTCCTCAAAATCCTTGATGCTTTCGATTTGATCAAGAGAAGTCTTAACGCTAGTTAAGTCAACGCGAGCCATATCGTCAGCAGGGAAAGTTACGACTGACACTTCTGCCAGATCGCTAATGTTCTTGATCACGCGAACAGTTTGTCCGTTGATCTCAGAAAATTCTACATCGCTTGACTTCAGCATATATCCAATGCTCAAGCCATCGACTGTTTCATGTTGCATTGCGGCTTTAACAATCGCGGCTTCAGGATTGCCCATTGTTAATTCGCCTTCAATGTATAGACCCTTCTGGTCTTCTGTCATCTTAGTCCACTTACCAATCGGCACTTCCCAAGATTTATGATTGACAAACATCTTTGGCATACGAGCAGAGCCATTCATCACGGCATCAATGACGGACTTATAAGCACCCGCCATGATTGTGTCGCCATAACTATCAATGCCGCCAAAGGTTGAAGCATAGCCTCCGAACTTGCCGCTTGATGCGTCTGCAAATTTAAGACTAACGCTGTTTAATAAAAGTTGCTTTCTTGCAATCATCTTACTCTCCGAATCTTGTATCTTAGCCCATTCACGATCTGCCCAAGTCTTTCCTGCATCACCGCCCCACAATGCCCAAGCGATGCGACCATTACTGGGATAGCCATCTTCACCCTGACGGAAACCTTCCGCTTGCTTATCAACTTCGTGTCTAGCAAAGTATGAAACCATGCGACCAATTGTGTCGTCAGATAAATCTTTTTTGTTAACAATGTCACGCGCCCTTGCAATGCCAACCTCTGTACCACCGCGACCAAACTCGCTACGCCAATCAAGCCCACGCTGTGCTTCTTCAGCCATCGCATTATTGGGAACTGGCATTGCCTTGGCTTCCTAATTGAGTGATTGGTGCAAGGTTTAATTGAGCAGTCAGTTCATCACCGCCATCCATCTTTGGCAAGTTCTCTAACTGTCTCCATTCGTTGCGAGTGTAAAGTCCGTTCTGTACGCCTTTAGCTCCTGCATCCAAACGATCAGCAAGTGAGCCGCGCAAGATTGCATCAAGAGAAAACTCAACGCTGTAAAGCTCGCGCTGTCCGCTTGTTAAGACTCTACGCTCTAAGCATTGCTCAAGTGACTCGAGCATTGGGCGCAATCTGAATTTGTAGAAGCCTTCGATAAGTTGACTGATACCAGTTCCCCAAGTTGTTGTCTTGGCTGTATCGTTAATCATCACAGAGGAAATGCCGAACCATCTTGCAATATCTTCAACTGAGAACTTGCGCGTATCAAGCAATTGCAAATCAGCAGGAGTCAAACTCAATGGCTCAAACTTTGCACCCGCTTCTAAGACTAGCAAGTCATCATCTGAACCTTCAGTCAATCCGCGATAATTATTTCTGATTGATGTACGCTGTGCCTCGGTCAAGAGCTTGTCAATCATAAAGACCCCAGGTCTTTTGCCCGACTTGTTATAGACATCTGCTGTGTGGTTCTGCGCTGAGATAGCGATGCCAACAGAGTTACGCATATAGTCAAGACGGCTCATGCCAATGATGCCATTGCCTTTATCGCGCCAATGGAAGATTGACTTCTCGTCGTAGACCGCTACTTGTCCTTCGTATTGGTATTTGTAAACGACTGTTTTATCAGCGAGAACATCAACCTCAACTTGATCTGAAGCCAGAGGCCACATCTCAATAACTTCTCCCGCATCATTGCGACTGAGTCTTGCATAAGCATTACCTCTTAATAAATAGTTCATCACCATGAATTGCCAGAACTCCATCGGAGTGTGACGACGATTTGGTGATGTGTGAAGCAATGTCCAAAGCGGTGTGCCGCGAGCTAGAGTCTTGTGTCCCTCCATGCTTGCGTCTTTTTTGTAAACAAACAATGGCAATGATGCGATGTTGTCTGTCAGTAATTCAATTGATGCCCATACTGCGGACACTTGCAATGCACCATCAATGCCGTAGTCTCTGTTGCTGTCATAGACTCGCGTGAATGGTTCGCCTAATTGAACGCCATCTTGTTGACCAGTTGAGCCAACATTGCCGAACCATCGACGTAGGGATTGATAAAGTGTTGCCATTGGATTATTGTTTCATTACAAGAGGTGCATCTAAGAATCCGTTAAGATCGCCTTCAGTTTGTTTGGACATACCCGCAACGCCAATAGCCATTGCTAATGCGACCGCACCATCGATGCGCCCTGTTGCTTTTGCTTTATTTAACTTTCTATTTCCTGCCGCATCTTTTTCAACTCGAGCATTTGCCATACACATAGTCAAAACTGGATGGCCTCCATGCGCTAACTGTTCATTCAACAATGCTGTCTCCAAAGAATCAATCGCAGGAGCCATGTCCTTGAAGCCCTGTCCGAATGGAACTAAGGGTAACACAAAGCCAAGCTCGGTTATTTCTTTCTGCAACAAATCAAAACGCCAACGATCAAAACCGACAGCAACAACATTGCAATCAACCAATATATCCATCATCTCTTGAGCAACAACTTCGTAATCAATTGATGCGCCCAAGATTGTTCTTATGAATCCTTGGCTCTGCCAAATGTCATAAGGTGCTCTGTCTTTTCTTGACCTATCAGCCAATCCTTTTTCTGGTGTCCAGAAGATTGACTTAACGTGCCACTTGTCTCGCCACGCAATCATGACCATCGCGGTCAAGTCATTCTTACCAGACAAGTCCAATCCGATATAGACTGGCTCCTCATAAAAGACCGACTCGTCAGGCTCAGAACTATTGAGAATCCAAACGCCTCTGCTTACGAATGGGGCAACCATCTCAACTCGCTGATTCAACACAAGGTTGCGAAAAGTCGGTTCGAAACTCGGCATCCGCTTTGCTCTAGCGGCTTGCTCAACAACATCATCTAAACTTCTGAAGTGACCAAGCGCGGGATTAGCCGCTTGCCATGCCACCTTATCTTCTAGGTCACAATCCTTTGCCGCCTCATACAGATGGCAAACGATATTCTTGTCTTCACTTGTCTTTGCATCATCAAGCCAGATGCTAAACAAGTCTGCATCATTCGGTGCTTGCGTACTGATAGCAATCAACAACGGATGGTCATGCGCTCCTTGGCTTGTCGTGATTGCATCCACAAAATCACTGTGCGGACCACGCACCTGACCAAGCTCATCCAAGATCGCAAGCACAGGAGAGAGGCCATGCGCTGTTTTTCCCTCTGCACTAATAGCTCGGTACTCGGTATTTAATGGAATGCCAACGAGCTTCTTTGAGCTTGGCACTTCTTTGATAATCGATCTTAGCTCCGCAGACAACGCCACTATCTTTGATGCAAGGTCATACACGATTGCCGCTTGCTCTCGACTCATCGCGCCACTAATAAGCTGACTGTTTCTTTTGGCTTCAGGTCCAACAAGGTGAGCAAGAAGCAAGCAAGCGATCAAAGCTGTCTTACCATTCTTGCGACCGATGCTCAGATAACCGCGCCTTGTCCCATGCGGGTTGTCGTAAACATCGAGAATAAATTTTTTCTGAAAGGGATCAAGCACCAAGTCTTTACCAACATTCGCGCCACTAGGAACTTTGCAGTAGCGTTCAATGAATGCAATGACCCTGCCACCGCGAGTAACTTCTGTTTTCATCGTGCGATCAAGTCATCAAAAGTATTGAATTGCTTAGAGAACTTACCTTGTTCAACGCCCTGACCATTCAATGTTCTCGGGTCTTGCGCTGTCTGGTTGAGGCTCAAGCTACGAATGATTGCAAGTTGTTGCCTCTGTAACGAGTCAACAATGCTAATCAAAGGGTTTGGAATCGGTGTGCCGCGATCATTTTTAACAATGATGCCTGTGCGATCAAGAGATTGCTGATGCTTTCTAATGTCCGCTTCAAGTCTGACCGCTTTTGCAACCAGTAATAAATCAAAGTCTCGCCATCCCTCGCGTGCGCGCGCGCGCGTGAACTGTCCCCAAATTATAACTTCATCTTCGTTGCGTAGGACAACGCCTTCAGGTAATGGGATTTTTTCAGAGAGCTCACCGACTAACTGAACAATTTTTTCAACGCTATTCAAGCCCTGAAGTTGGTTTTTTGCCACAGTTCAAGCCTTTTTTACGGAAGTTTTTTTTACAAGTGGGTCAGGAACGGTTTTGTAATGAAAGGCTTTAGACTTTCTTT